TGTCACCTTTAGGACCTGCTTCACCGGTATCGCCTTTAGGACCTGCTTCGCCAGTATCACCCTTAGGACCTGCTGGACCGGTGTCACCTTTAGGACCTGCTTCACCAGTATCGCCTTTGTCGCCTTTAGCTGCCGCGGCTCCATCTAAGCCCTTAGGACCTTGAGGTCCTGTGTCACCTTTAGGACCTTGTGGGCCAGCTTCGCCAGTGTCACCTTTAGGACCTTGCGGACCGGTGTCACCTTTATGACCAGGTTGTGCGTCGCCACCTTTACCAATAATCTCCGGGTTAACGTGAACTTTCTTTGTCTCTTTATCAACCGCGAAGTCATCGGACAGATTATGAGCGACCAAGTAATTTAACACAGAACCAACAATAGCTTCAGGCAAACCGGCTTCAGAAATTGGAACTAATTTTTTAGTCATTACTTAACCCTTAATTTTATCACCGAAAATATCGGCATACTTCACATCAGATTCCACAATAACTGTCTTACCAGCTTGAGAACCACCTTTTGCCTCGTTATTTCCGCCACAACCACAGTCACTTTGGTAAGCAACCATTTGAGCTGCTGCGTTTGAATTATTGATAGCGAAACCAATCACCACAGTTCCTTCCTCTGTGCATGAGCGCACCGGAATGGTATGGCCTGGTCCTGCTTCTGGGTAGATGTAACCAACAACTTCATCGTCACAACCTTTAACCTCAACAGTAGCTGCTGGGTCCTTGTGGTCGAATGGACTGAACATCCAAGCCATCTTCACGAACTGAGGACCACCGCATACCGAGTCTTCAAGCATTGGAAGAGGTTCTGTTGGGTCGTCGTGACAAGCACAACCGCATGGGTCGATGCCTAACTCAGCAGGACCTGGACAACAACCTTGCTCGATTTCTTCTGCCTCAATCACAACGTCCATTGCTGATACGTTCTTCAGTGACGGCTGATAGATACCTGGTCTGTTGATGATAATTGTGTTACGGCATTTTGAAAGTGATGGTTTGCATGTGCCAATCATATAGTCGCTCGCACGGCCTACTTTCAACTCAGATGGTGGAATAATGCTACAACCCTTTCTCGCAAATGTTTTGCGGTCCGCATCGTATTGAATTCTCAAAAAGGTTACGCAGTCACCGTCGCCTAATCCATACGCTGTAATTTGTACAGGGTCTGTGACGACAATAGCGGAGACTTCAGGCGAACCTTTCTTGGTTAATACCTCAGCCATCATTTACCTCCGGTTGCTAATTTAACAATGGCACTCACTACTTCTTGAATTCCTTCGTAGCTGATACCCTTGCGCGGGACGATTTGAATAGGTTGTCCCCACCATAAAACCTTATAGCCATTAGACTTACCACCTTCTGTGAAGATGACTTCGTCCTTGGCATCAGCAAAGCGAATATGACAAACACCCGTGCTGACATGCGTTACAGTTCCCCAACCATAACGGTCATGCCACAAGCGGTCACCCACATTTACTGAATCTCCGTCGATTCTCATATTGAGCTCCTACTTATTCATTTGTCGCAAACTGCGACCATCAAGAACACCTTTGTCTGTAACAGCTGTGTTCAACTCAAATTGAGCGGCTGCATTCGGCATGTAGTTATCGACAGGCAACCCCATGCTGTCTAGATAATCTCGGATTGCACCAGAATACAATTCGTCTGGAACAACACCCTGCTCTCTCAACGCCCCAAGCTGAGGAACAACACCAGCTAACGCTTTCGCTTTATCAACTTCTGCTTTGAGACCTAGCAATCCAGTTGCTTGGACCTTAGCATCAGCTTTGATTTCATCGTCACCACTCACCATGTTTCTTGAATAGAGTAACATGATTAGAGGTCTGATAATAAATTCATCTATATTTGACGCACAGTTCTCTAAACCAAGAACCGCATTGTCGTTAATGAGTGCCAAGCCTCCGAGTGTACGACCGGCTCCTCGTAAACCTGTGTCTCCGTTTAAGAACGCAGGAAGACCACACTCATCATCCGCCAGACGAATCTGGTTCTGTAATAAGTTAAACTGCATAAGGAACGTCGGTTGAACCTGGTGCATACGCACAGGAACTACCGAGTGGTCCTTAGGTGAAGAATAATATCTGCTATACGGTCTGAACGACACATCAGCTACGTGGTCAAACGCGTTTGAGTTCACTTCAAATGAAGGCCCTGATGAGTATTCTGAGTTGGCCAACATCGCGTACTGGATTCTGTTCACGACTAACTGTCTGTCGTAAACCATCATACCAACAGAAATACCATAAGGACTTCCAGCCACTCGTTTATAGTTCGCAGAATAATACGTGCGCTCGCCTAATGGGTGATTAACAATCTGACATCTGATAACGCGACGGTCAATCACTTCAATGTCTGCGACGAAGTACTTGTTGAAGTCTTTCTCTTTGACATTGCAGCCATAACTACAGAGCTCCATACCAGAAACCAACGTCTGACATTTCAATACTGTGAATAAGTTCTCGTCAGTTTCTACTGAGCTTCCTGATTCATCAACAACTCCTGCCCAGTTTCCGATGCAGTTATCGATGACGTCTAAAATCGCGTCATCTATGTAACCAAGTTTCTTGTTGCCGACAAAGTCTAACATTTCATCTCGGCTGCGTTGCATGAGTTCAATAATGAATTCACCGTCTTGAGCAGATGTCGCGTCAGGTGCGAAGTAGATATTTTGTGGACTCACTCGTCTGAATGTTGGTTTGGCAATTCTTTCTCTCACATATTTATTACCAGCCCACTTCGTATTCTCCACTACCTCGTTATCATAAGCGATAACTGCGTAAGGATATAACGCGAGGTCATATAATAAATCTGTCATTGCTTTCGAGTATGATGCCTCCACTAACTGGTCTGTAATTTTCTTTTTCATCTTACCAGTTGCGGTGGTAGCAAGCTTCATCTCTTCATTGCGTTGAAGTTCTTTCGATTCCTTCGCAATCTTCGTGACGTAGTTCGCAATCACTGGATTGATGAAACCGTTCTGAATAATAGCCTGCTGAGGAATTCCTGCTTCCTGTAGCTTCATTGCGAGATTCATCTTGACAATTTCGAAAGCCTTATCAGACAATTTCTTCGAGAGCTCGACAATCGGAGTCGGCTCGATATTGAAAGGAACTTTGTCACCGTTACCTACGAATTTCGAACGTAAGTATGATGCTGTCATGTTTGATTTAATTTGCACGAGACCGAAATAAGATGACATACCAGGTCGTGCTTCTAATTCTTCTCTCTCGTGTATCTTATGATACGCCTGATATAAAAGAGAAAACCAGAGCTCCACAGATTTCCCCATTACCATTGCCTGGGTTCTGTATGCTCTGGCTCTATTGAACTGGTCTACAACTAAAGTAGCGAGACCATCGTAGATGTTATCGAGTTCTTCTTCAGGAAGAGTGACATTAGACTCGGACATTTATTACGCTCCCACTATTTAATCTCGATTTTGTTACTGATTGGCCGGTCATTGCTCCTCGACCTCTTATGTTCTGTAAGTAGAACGTCATTGCGATGGCGTCTGCAATATCAGGAGAACGTTTCATTCCAGACTTGCTCTGTAACTTGAACCTGTCTCGACTATCATACTGATAGCTTAACATCATCAAGTCACCTTGGACCACGTCTGAGTCTGGTATTGACACTTCGTCTTGTAACCACTCAGCCATGCGCCACCACATTTCAGCCCTCTTATTATAGAACGCTTCTGGCTTATCGGCTTGCGCAGAAGCCACTGCTTCATGACACACAGACCCATAACCCATTTGAACAAGGCGGTCATAGACACCAGCTCCGAGACCCACAACGTCGACCATAAATGCATCGAGGCCATACAAATCAATCAACTCTGCGCAGCGCTGGGCTATGACCATTGTATCGTCAATCTTCGTACGAACAATCTTGAGGACCTTGCGGCCTTGACGAATCACGATTGCTGTGTGGTCTTTACCCTTACGAGCTGGGTCACAAGCCCCTATAATTGGTCCTACAGCTTCAACGTCATCACGCTGACGAGCTGCAAGAACATCTTTTGCCTCGATGAAACTCTCGTTCGCTGATTGGAAAGCTTCTAATGGAGATGCTGGGTACTGCTCTCGAAATAACGCAAGACGTCGCGCCTCGCTTCCTTTGAACGACTTAATCTTAGACTGACGCCAAGCGAGCTGCTCGTCTGTCAAGCCATAAAGCTCTTGGTACTCACGTTCTTCTTGCGTGAACTCTTTTCCTGTAGGGTCCACCACATACTCTTTCATCATGAACCATGGATAGAACACAGGCTCATACTCGTTCTCACCACGGACTGCTGCTTCCCACGTCTCATGGAAATAGTCACCGAATCCGTTCGCAGTACTCTCGAGGAATATCATCGTTCCCTTACCATTAGGAATTGCTTGGAGAACACCAGCAATCATATCCTCTTGGTTTCTTGAGCGCGACACCTCAGACCAATGCAGAATCTGAACAGTAGAACCGTGACCTGCGTTTCTAGAACCTGACGTTGCAGTTCTAAACGCTGAGTCAATCCCACTGAAGTTCATCAAGCTCGTGCTGTCTCGCGTCGCCTTCGGTTTGAAGGCTTCCCAGCAGTTGTCGTGGTAACGCTTAGTAATCTCAAAGAGCTCTTGAGTCTGTTGGTCTAAGTGGGTGAGAACGAGTGTCTTCACACCTTTGTTGCGGGTGGTATACCAGTAGGCGAGTGCCTCAATCAAAGTACTAATCCCCATCTGACGTGCTTTCAAGATAATGAACCGAGCTTTGCCGGTCTCAGCCATCTGTCTCTCGTAACGTCTGACGAAGTCTTGTTGTGCTTCATTTAGCACAAAAGGTTGAATGCCATCAACCTTAGTACGAATCTTTAAACAATCACTTGCGAAGCGTTGGAAGTCATGCTGATAGACCTGACGAAGCTCCGCTACCTGTTGGGCAACTTCATTCTTGGTCATCTTGTTTCTTACCTGACTTCACGCCTTTCAGAAATTCTTCGAAGTCATCAACACCTTTCAACGCCGTATTATCTGTGCTTGCACCAAGTGCAAGGCGAGATACTGCTTGGATGTTCTTAAGCGCTACTGCGCATGACTGAATTTCTACTGGCTTGGTTACTGATGGTAGGACCTCACGAATCTTCTTACCAATTAGCATCGAGATTTCAAGATGCATTTGGTTGTGCTCTTGCAATGCATCTTCCATTTCCTCATGGAATCGGTCAGCAACAGCTTCAATTCGTTGGTTGTGGAATTCTACGCGCTGGTCGTCCCAGCGTTCGCGAAGGCGAATCACATCAATTGCAGCGGCTCCCGATGCAATGTACTTCGTTTTGAAGTCCTGCCAAGAAATCGTTGATGTGACGTACAAAGTGCGTAGACGCTTAACGTCTATTTCGAGGTCAGGTCTGTCTTGTAGTTGGAATGATTCATCACGCATTCTACCTGCTAAGTCCTCAGGTGTTTCGTCAGGCACGGTGCCGGCCGATACTTCCTCAACCACCTGAGGGTCTGTTCCATAGGTATCAATTTGGTGTTGCATCTGAATACCACGCATAGCTTTGGCGCGTATGTCACGATTGCGTGCAGCCTTGGTGCCGGCCAAGTCCTTCGAATTTTCGACTGCGCGTCCTAAGTGTGATAATTTTTCAGATGTCTTCGCCATAATGTTAACCTAATGAATATCCGATGATGATACCTAATGCAAGGCCTACCCATACACGAAACCCTAAGCAGCATGGACAGTCAGTGCCATACGCGACCAACTGACTCATGTAACGCACGGGTTTTAAAAACCATGGAAGGTCTTCCCAAATTTGTTTACATGCTTTCATTTGTGAATCCTGATGGACTTAGCCAGATGAACACCACATGACGCAGTGAACATCCTGGCTTAAGTTGGCTCTGGGCGAGGACTTTCACGTTCGTGTACTAGCTGTTCAGTATCAAAACCTACTCGTCTTCCACCTACTTGTGATTGATGACATGGCCCAGAATTCGGTTGAGAACCAGGTTTGCCTAGTTCTCGAATCTTGTGACGCTCAGCATGCCTGGTACTTGGCGACCTAGACAGGCTGACAACTGGAGTGACGCTTCATCCGGCAACTGAGCATCTTGTGGGTATTATACTAAGTTTTTTGAAAAGTAAACACTATAATAATATTTTGTTGATGTTATTGTAGGTTTGTTTACTTTTGATTGGTTGCTTTCATTGAAGCTTAGTTTCCTGGCCTCCTTGCGGCTGAGCTACTGTATGGAACAACAGGTTTCTCAATTTTTCTGTTTAAAGTTTATGCAGGTGATACTCTAACTCGTTGATTCTAAATGGGTCTTTGTTTATTAGTTACAGAGTTACATTCTATTTACTTAAAAGAGAGAGAGAGAGAGAGAGAGTTATAATATATATAGATATAAATTATAAAAGTGAGAGAGAGAATCTAAAGAATAAGGAGAGTCTGTTTCTGTTTACGTTTTTCAACGGAGTCTACTCTCGCAAGACTTCGTTGACAGTTTCAGTTACTTATTTTTTCTGTAAACATAGGCAGAGCGGGTCTAGGGGTGATTAACCATGAAGTTTTTTAAAAATAAAAAATCATGAACTATTTTACTTTCAAATTCGACCGTATTATAATGCTCCAAAATGTCTAACTGAGATATTTTTCAAATTCATCTGAGTTTAAAAACTCTTGTAACTGTAACTTTTCTATGGAGAACATAACCAAATGACAAAACCTGTAAAGAAACAAACTCAAGTAAATATGGAAGAACTGGAGAGAAATTTCTCCGAATTGTTCAATTATATCAGCGAAACACTCCCGCGTAATGCCAGAAACACATTAGCACCAGCTATTGAGAAGTTCGCTTCAAGTATCGGCATTGATTTAAATTTAGACAGTTTTAAAACAGACCGTCGCGTATTTAATACTTCGAGCGGACGCCCGAGCCAACAATATATCGCCTATTGGACCGCATCACAGCGAGTCTTTGAAGGCACACTTCAGGACATCGCAGCAGAAATCGGCTGTTCAGTTCAGGTATTATATAAGCACCGCAATGCAGCATTTACTGAACACGGCGAAGATGCTCCATTCTATAAGGTTACGAAGAAAGGAGCTCATGAGCATGTGATGATTCTAATGATGTCTGACTCTGCGAAGGACATTATCAATAAGCGTATCGCAGAATTCAAAGAGAATTTAAAGAAAGCAAATCGTAGATTAAATGAAGACGGCTCATACTAATTAGAGGTTTATTATGGCAACAGAGAAAAAGGTGAAAGTTAAGACTGCTTCACCACCAGCTGACCCTGTTGAATTATTCAAGGCGAAATTAGCTGAGTCGGGTCTTGACGAAGACGATGCTGAGAGTCTAGGATTAGAACTCGTTTCAGCAGAAGAGACAGCGGCGTTTGGGAAAAATTTTATTCCGTGTGCATCGATGGGATTCCCGTATATGGACAAGCTCGGTCTTGAAACGTCCGATATTGCAAATGGCGAGCCATACTTCCGCGTGCGCTATTTAGGTGACTACGAGAAAATCTATCATCAGGTCCGCGGTGAGAATGGAAATAAAAAGCCTCCTAAATATATGCAGAAGTCTGGAACACTTCCGATGGCGTACTTCCCGCATATTGGTGATGTAGACTGGTTAGCAATATCTGAAGATGTGACTGAGCCTATTATTATTACTGAAGGGGAACTGAAAGCTGCTAAGGCTACTAAAGAGGGATTTCCTACTATCGGTCTTGGTGGAGTATCATCATGGCGTTCAGTGAAACATGGGATTGAGATGCTTGATGGCTTGAAAGAAATCAACTGGCAGAGACGGTACACTTACATAGTGTTCGATTCTGATTACAAGATAAATCCTGCAGTTTGCGCGGAACTCCATAAGTTAGCAGAATATCTAGATTATCTCGGTGCATTTGTTTATATCGTGTCTCTCCCACTCGTGGTTGATGGTCATGATGGAAAGGTAGGTCTTGATGATTTCCTTGTGAAGGAACCTAGTGCAAACGAAAAATTTATGCAGCTATTAAAGATGGCTGTACCATTAGGATTCGCGCGCGTGCTTTTTGAGCTCAACAGCAAATACGCCTATATTGATGACCCTGGGATTGTGGTTGATACAAATACTGGACGAAAAATTTCAGTTGACGTATTTAAAGGACATCTCGCCTCAACGTCGCAATATATGAAAGGAACATTGGCAAAAGACGGCAGCGTGAAATACCAACCTGTTAAAGCTGCGGCTGAATGGATTGGTTGGTCGCTTAGACAGTGTGCTGACCAAATGATTTACTCTCCAGGTGATGACAAATTCTTCGACAGAAAATTCAACACATGGACTGGTTGGGGAGTTGAGCCAGCTGAAGGAGATATTTCCCCGTTCATCGAATTATTAGACCACTTATTCACGGACGCAGAAGAGGGTGCTCGCAAATGGTTCGAGCAATGGTTGGCTTATCCGTTACAAAATCCTGGCATTAAGATGTTTAGCTCAGCAGTAATTCACGGTGTTTTCCACGGGACTGGTAAATCACTATTGGGCTATACGATGGGAGAAATCTACGGGAAGAACTTCACAGAAATAGCCGGACAAGACCTCCACGCATCATTTAATGATTGGGCTGAAGGTAAACAGTTTATCATGGGCGATGATGTGACAGGTTCTGATAAACGAGCAGATGCAGACTTCTTGAAGAAACTTATTACTCAGAAAGAGTTACGCGTGAACGTGAAATATCTCCCAGCGTATACGGTCAAGGATTGTATTAACTATTTCTTCACGGCGAACCATCCTGACTCATTCTTCTTAGAGGATAATGATAGACGGTTCTTTATTCATGAGGTAGTCGTAGGTCCATTAGGCAACGAGTTTTATCAACGTTATGACGCGTGGTTAAAAGAGGGTGGCGCGAGATTCGTGTTCAACTATTTGTTGAATCTAGACGTGTCTGACTTCAAGCCATTTGCTCCAGCGTTCATGACTCAAGCTAAACAACGAATGATTGAGAACGTGAGAAGTGATTTAGGTTCATGGGTTCGTCAGTTGAAATCTAACGCGACTTATATCATGGATAATTCACTCATTAAGTTCAACAAGGATTTATTGACCACGCAACAGATTCTAACTATGTATGACCCAGATAGAATGGGCCGCGTGACAGCGAATGGTATGGGGCGAGAGTTATCTAAAGCAGGATTCAGACAGGCTTATGATGGACGACCGATTAAATTGGCTGATGGCTCATATAATCGTTATTATATTGTCCGCAATCTTGAAAAATGGATTCATGCAGATTTACCAGAAATTAAAGCTCACTTAGAAGGTGGAAATAAAAAAGAGGAGAAAAAAAATTCCAAAAAGTATTAAATAATTGTTTACTATAGGAACAGCTGTGATAAAATATAACTGTTCCATAACTTGGAGCACTTTGTTTTTCATAATTTATTTAACCGAAAAACTCTGTGTGGACGGGGTTGAGACGCAGTGACCAACCCCATTTTTTAAACAAATTAAATCGAGGTGACATTATGTCTATTTTAAAAGACCCTAAAGTAGTTGAGAAAATCGAAGCTGAACGCGCGAAAGCTGAAGTTAAAGGCCGCAAAGAAGCTGAGAAAGAATTCAAAGCTAAAAGCAAACAAGTAACTGAAGCAATCAAAGGTACGGCTGCTGGTGTTAAAGCCGCAATCACCGACAAAGCTTTAGCGAAAGAAGTTGCTGAACTTTTCAAAAAATTACTGGCTGATGTTAAAAGCATCTAATTAAAATCCGGTGTTGACGTATAGAGACCCAGTCACAAGTTGATTGGGTTTTCTTTTTCCTCATAAAAGTAAACTCTTCACTGGTGAAATCCTAAAAAATTATACCTGCCCTAAAATTCACTTTTTCTGTTTCCAAAAGAATTCGCGTGGTCACCAGCAATCTCTTCAAGGCGATTTCGAATTTCCCATAACCGACAACCAAAATGCTAAATATGAAAACCGCCTGGCGCAAAGAATCCAGGTGGTCATTCCAACCCTCCCACGCCCGCCCAGCCGCCACGTACACACCCGCCTGGCCGTACACACCCACGCACTACGCACCTGCCCGCCACGCACCCAGGCGCGACGCCCATGGGAGTACGCACCCGTGCATTACGCGTCCAGGTGCCCATGTGGCCAGGCGCCCACGTTCTTTATTCGCGTGAGAAAAACAAAAAAATTTTTTAAAAACTATTTACAAAATATTTTTAAATTGATACTATTCTCAACGTCAAAACAAAACGACAAAACAAAAATAAATTTTAAAAATATATTTACAAAATTTTTAAAATATGTTTTAATAAAACCAACTTGAACACATGGAGATTAAAAATGAAAAATCAAGTTTTCAAATATACTTTAAAATTAAACGACGAACTTGTTGGGTACTTTGTGAGCATCGACTCTGCAAGTGAGTATATTAAATGCATCGAAGAAGAAGTCGATTTTGGCAATGTTGATGGCAGTGATATCGAGCGCTGGGAAATTGAGCGTTGGGAGGCCGAGTTGCCAAGCGGTGAGTGGTATGAATTTGGTTTAGTTAATAACGTGGTACTTGGCGCCGTGCCTCAAAGCGAGCATTGTAGCATCGACCTTGGCTTCATACTTGCTGGGCGCGAAGAGGGTAAGGACTTTGATTCTGAGAATGTACTACTGTAATAGTACAATGAAGCCAAGTCGCCCAGCGCCAGGCACTACCCGAAAAATCTCTAATAAAATCAAGCGCCTAGCCCGCCTAGTGCCAGGCGCCATGCAAAAAGTGCAAAATTTTACATTAACCCCACAGGAGGGAATATGACAGTGCTATCGGAGTTAATTTCCGTATGGAATGAATTCGCAACAGAAAATTCCTACCCAGAAATTATATACGCAAACGACTCATTCGAGGAGGTTGTCAAGCAGATTTACGGTGACAATTTGACCGCGCAAAAGGCAGTTGAATTAGTCAGAATTTATGAGAGTGGCACCTATGTAGGAGGTCACCGTTGGTGGTGGATTGGAGCAGACGGCAATCTAAATGGATGCTTTAATGCTCGCATGTTGCCGATTGATTTTGGCGAACTCAATAAATGGTGTATCGAAAACGGTATGGACATGCCGTGGACAGAAGATGTGGAATTAGAATAATAGTATACCCGTCGCATTGGGTGGCGGGTGGAATGTAAACAATGTGAACAATGAGGAACTTAAAATGGAAATTGTAACTTTAGAATATGTCATCAAATATGGTGAAAAGAAAGAATGTGTTGTATTATACTTTAGAGACAAAGAGTCAGCCGAGGAGTACAAGGACAACCTTGAGGGTGACCCAAACATCACGTTTGAGGACGACGCAATTGGGTATCAGTACTATAATGCAGGTGAATGGTACAGCGAAATCAATGATATGATTGTCGACCAGGCATGGGGAAGATTGAATCCTCCCGTCGTGCCTTGCGCCGAGCGCGTGGTGGAACGTATCGTGGAGCGAGTTGTAGAACCGAGTTTCTATCGTGTGAGATACTATGACCACATCAATGCGTATACGTGTAAGATATTACGCTCTGAAGATGAATTAAAAGACTATATGGTGAAGGCGCTTAAAATAACAGCGAAACCTATTGAGGTCACATACATGAGTCTTGACAGAGTAATTGAGGCACTCGAAAATGCGTAAGGTGAAAATGGAGCATCGTCCAGGGTATACAATCGAACTATACGTCTCGCATCTAGGAAACGAAGCTCAGATATATGCGAATGGAAACCTGCAACATGACATCACAGGCGAAGACGTGCTAGACCGCGCAATGAGTCAGTATGACAGAACGGTTGACTACCTAGATGCCTTGATGGAATTGCCTGAGTACAAGAATGGCAAGAAGAAGATTTAGTTTAACAAAGGGGCTAGGTGCCTGGCCTCTTGATTAAGTTAAATCAGAACAGGAGAACAACTATGACAATTCGTAAAACAATCCAGTATGGTAAAGCATACAAATTCGTAGACTACGCAGCGGAGCACAACCCGTTCGCAGACCTTGAGGGCACAGTGCTCACTAAAGAGACACTAGAGCAATATTTCGGAGAGCCTAGCCACTTTGGGTTTGGAGTCGAAGGGAACATTATTAGACGTCTTGGATGGGCAATCCCGATTGTTGGCCTCACCACGTACGTCGTGAAGCTGGTGCATCAGGGTTGGCATGAGTATGTGTCGCCGAATAAGACAATGTTGCGCCGTAAGTTGGGCGCCCATAACGTTATCAAAATTGTGGAGGTGAAATAATGAACAGCTTGCAAATGGTATTCTTTAAGGTGATGGTTGGAGATGTGATGTCTGCAGTGTTCGCAGATGAAAAGCAGGCCGTTGACCACGCGAAGAAGGTGAAGGGCGAAGTCGAGCGCGCTCAGTCAATTAAGATTGCGAAAATTTTTAACCTGTGGTCATAAATACCTATTTACAAACAATGTAAAATGATGTAGAATGATTACATCTTAACAACTGGAGAAAGGAAATGATTATAAATATTTATTTCAACCATTTAGAAGGCGATGAAGATGTGTTGCTCGCTGCGAATGAAGAACAAAAAGAAGAGTGTATCGTAATGCTGAACTCAATGGGTTTAGAGATTACGCACATTTGCGAGGACGAGCCCGATATGGTTGCGTTCTGTGCTGAATCAAATGGCAATGTTATGAGTCGTTATTATTAAAGAAGGAATATCAAAATGAGTAAGAATGTAATTGCAGTAGTTCGTAAGTTAGAAGAAGGCCCACGCGTGATGTGTACGTTTAACAACTATAAAGACGCTGGCGAGTGGATTGACAGCCGATATAGAACTGCAGACTACCACGTGGTCCCTTGCGAAATGCAAATCGTGACAGACAGCCCAGTGCCGGTGAAAGGTGTTCAGTTCATGACGGTGTTATATGATAACCACCTTGGGAAAGGGACCTTGGCAATACGTTGTACGATTGATGAGATGGCACCGACCAGCTTATCATGGATGAAGGCCTGTGTGAAGACTGTCCATGTTCCTGTCGTGTACAAATTTGAGGAGAAGAACGTATGACAATATATTGCTTGCGAGTAGGTGCCAAGGTTCGCCTTCGCGATGGACTGGTGGCGACAATAAAGGCAGTTGATGTTGTATCAGACCAGTTGTTTCCGATAGAAGGAACTGCAACCACACCAGATGGTTTCACACGTACAATGTGTTGGACAAACACAGGCCATTATTACATCGACAGCATTGAGGACGGTAGGGATATCGAGGAGGTGGTGAGTGGTTAGTGTGTTGTACTCATTCGTTCTCACGGCGTTCATGATTCTCTTGGTGCCGGTGAGAATACCAATCGCACTTTACTATATGGCAGTCAAACTTATTGAGGAGAACAGAGATGTACGGATTCGGTGACCCAGAAACTTGGGGAGGTCGTTCATACGAGCAAAGTCGTTATGAGATTGCGTATGAGAAGACAGATGAAGAACAATGCGCCAAGCTCAAGGATGCATTGAAAGACTTCCCAGATAAATTCATTGACTTGATTATTGAGTCGTCTGAGTGGCACGACCACATTGAAGGGCTCGTCACAGAGCGGGAATAAATGTATAGAAATCAATCACTTATAAACTTGATGCGGGACCTGTGCCAAGACTGTTTGAACAGAGCACACAGGCTCAAGACAGATGAGGCACGCGCCTTCATGAAAAGGGTTGTTGCTGAGATGCGAGTCTTGTCACAGCTCAAGGTCGAGAAGACCGCCCGCATCGAGCGGATAACACACAATGAACGTGACTTCAGGCAACGGTATATCAAGGTTCTTTTAGATACGCTTGACTATTATCAGGGCATGTATCGTGCGAATTTCCAAAGACCAAGGCCCGAAGCTAAAAGAGTGTACAGACAATTCTGGCACATGAGAAATAAGATAATGACTTATGATAAATATAAGTCGGAAAATTTATAAATACCTATTTACAATCTGAGTTATTAGTTGTACAATGCGCTCAGATTAAACAACGTGAGGACATCATTATGGCTAATACAAAACAATTCAAAACACGTGATTCTGCTACAGCGTTCATGCGTAAACACGGAGTCACTAAAGAATATTACAACAACTTCCTAACGACAGACACAGTCGGCGGAAAACCTATCTTCGTGGTTGACGTCGATGACATGGAAACATTCATTGACCTTAAGAAAATGGACGACCAGCAAGGAACAAATTGTGCTGACGGCAATTACAGTAAGGAAGATAAGGAAGGTAATATCACGCAAGGTGAGTACTACAACGAGGATGGAACATTAAAACAAGATGAGAAACCTACGAAGAAAACAGAACAAGTCAAAGAACAACCGGAGAAGACTTCTGACTTGGGTAAAACTGAACTTGGAAAACGCTTGCGCGAGCGAGTCGAAGCAGGCAAGAAACCAACAGTCTTAAAAGAGAGACGTAAGAGAATCAAACCAACTAAAGCAGAAAAAGAGGTTAACGCTGGGTTTGCCACCGCGAATGCACGTCGAAAAACACTTGCAGTTGCGAATGCACCAGCAACTGTCGGGATTCTTAAGCAATATCCTGATGCACCGACTAAGTCAATCCGTTCAGCGTGTATGTACTTCATTCTTGAAGGATTAGATAATCAAACAGTATTCGGTGCGATTAAAGAAATTTTTGGTGAGGAAGCATGTAAGAATAAGCAAGGCTATCCTCAGTATTATCGAAACGAGCTCATCAAAGCTCAGCAGTTAAATGAAAAAGGCAAAGTCAAAAAATAGGAGAACGACCATGGCTAAAGTTTATCGTGTAACCGTGCAACCACAAGGTGAAGTATTACGATTCAAAATCGCTCGCACGCAGGCGGAGTCAAAAGAATTCCGTAACGAGTTGGTGGCAGACTTCTCGTGCAAGAAATCAGACATTACGATTGAGGAGCTCGAACTTCCAATCACTAAAAATGAGTTGGTGTCTGAGATTAACTCGATGCTGACAGAAACGTACGAAGCCGCCGTGCGCAACGTGTCAGGTGAGTAGTATGAAGGTTCTACTATCAGCAATCACAGAGTCAATGCTATTGACCGAGCGTGAGGCACGTAAGAACATTAAGAAGAATTTCGAAGATGTTCCTCGTGCTGAGTGGAAAGAGATTATTGAAGACGTATATGGTCTTCAGTACGACCGCACAATTGAGCGGGAAATCCTTGAGGTTATGGAGGAAGATTTAGATGGCAATGAACTTGAGTGATGCACTCAAACTGCTAGGCATCTACAGTGATTACTATAACAACAAGCCATCATACAGTGAATTGAAGCGTATGCGACGCAATGACTTAATCAAGCACCACCCAGACCGTGGTGGTGATACTGATAAGTTCACAGAGGTATCGATGGCGTGGGATAGAGTTATGCAGCATGAGGCTGACAAAGAGATAGCAAGGCTAAATCAGTGCCAAGACTGTGAAGGAACAGGTTGGGTTGAAGTTAAATCAGCATTCGGTATGCAAAGAGCCAAGTGCAAGAAATGTAAGGGGACAGGAAGAAATGACGGAGCATCCGGTAGAAGACGCAGTAGAACACTATAAACCAGAGGGAACTTTACACCTCATGGCGGGAATAGTTAATTCATCACCGTCGCGCCTGGTTCCATCGTACTTTATCGTAGGTTTCCCTCTATTAGATGACACTAAGATTAACTACGTTGCGATGGCGGCCAAGTCTGGTAACCAGACAATAATAGTAGCGGTCCCGACAATTGGTGCTGCAGTCCCTACTGACTACGAGCCAAGCGAGTTCATGCAAATGTACGGAGAGCAACACCTGAATTGGAAACCACAATGGGCCAAGCACATAGCTGAAATCACTGAGGGTTGTATATATAATGTGTTTGGTGAGGACCTGATGCTTGATAGCATTCAAATGGTTCCGTCTCTAACAGACGGAAAGGTTTATTGCAGATTAGACTTTACACGAGGTATTATCAATGTCTAGACTTACAAGAGCAGTCAAAGAAGAGATTGCAAAAGAAATATTAAAGGGTTTTAAATTAAAGACTCCTGAAGAATTCGTGAAGGAAATAGAAGCAATCGCGATGAGCAAGATGACTCAAGAAGAACGAGATATTCTTGAGAAGCTCCGCGAGTATAAGAGCGTATTTGGTTTTACCTTTCATGAGCTTAACCTGTATAATATGTCTCGTTACTTGTCAGGATATAGAATCGTTGTTCCAATCCGCATGTGTAAGCATGATTCTGAGTTTCATGCTGCTACCAGTGAGGTATGTGACGCCGCGTTGGAGACTTACAAGGATAAGCAGAAGCTTATTGATATGGTTAATGCATGCACGACCATTAAGAATATGCGCCGCAGTCTGCCTCAGTTCAGTGAGCAGATTGATGCGGTGCTCAGCCGCATGACGGCCAATGTGCCAGCAACCGCATTCGATACAACATTCCTTGATAAGTATAAGGAGGCATAGTATGAATCTAGAAAATTCACTAATGGGTGATAGAGCTTTATTCAGTGATTCACTGCGCATGATTAACAACCACATTGCGGTGGAAGTTATGAACTTGTATGCTGATTTGATACGCAGCACGACTGATGCCATATTGCGGACCGCGTTAACGAGTGACGCGCGTCCTATCAATTCAGATGTGATTGCTGTGTACCGTCTATCTGTCGAATTTACCGGTGCAAGCGGGTGGTATCATAAGGATGCGAAACTATCAGTCAAGTATGACCACGAAACAACCTCCATATCCTTCGAGAAGGAGATATTCAAATGATACGATTCAAGCCAATGTTAGCCGGCAAGGCAGACCTTGATAACATCAAATTCCCTGTGATGGCATCTCCTAAATTAGATGGTGTGCGCGTGATTGTGTATGATGGTGTAGTGTACTCACGCAACTTCAAACGCATTCCGAATGACCACGTGCAAGCATTGTTCGGTCGCAAGGAATGCCATGGATTTGATGGTGAGTTAATCGTGGGAGACGTCGCGTCAGACACTGTGTTCCAGGCAACAACGTCTGGTGTCATGACTGGTGCTGGTAAGCCTGATGTCACGCTACACGTGTTCGATTATACAGGCAGCATCCACCACTTCTCGTCACGACACAGTGAGCTGAAGAAACGAGCACATAAGCAGAAACATGTTAAAGTGGTTCCGCATGTGCTCATCAATAACCTTGAAGAGCTAACGGCGTACGAAGAAGAGTGTGTAGCACAAGGCTACGAGGGGATTATGATTCGAGACCCTCAAGGCAAGTACAAGCACGGGCGCAGCACAACTAAGGAAGGTGGTCTTCTTAAGATTAAGCGCTTCGAAGACGACGAAGCAGTCGTGATTGGATGCGAAGAGCTGATGACTAATCTCAATGAACAAGAGCTCGATAACCTTGGCCACAAGGTGCGTAGTTCCAAGAAAGAAGGATTGGTTCCTGCAGGTAAGCTCGGTGCATTGATTGTTAAGCACAAGACATTCGGTGAGTTCAAGATTGGTTCTGGTTTCACTGAAGACGCTCGTATTAAGTTGTGGCGTGAGCGTGATGAGCTCAAAGGACGCCTGGCCAAGTTCAAGTATCAGCCGTCGGGTGTTAAAGATAAACCTAGATTCCCAGTGTTTCTAGGTTTTCGAAACAAGATTGATAAATAAGTATTTACAAGATGGTTGAGTCGTGGTATTATGCAACCATCTTAAACAACACGAGGACAAAAAGATGGCAGTAGCTAAAAAGAAAGCTGAATTCAAAATTCCAAAAACATTAGCAGCATGCGCTGACAAATTATTCGAGACGCGCGAGAAACGTCTTGAGTTACAGCGTCAGGCTAAAGAGTTGGAGGAACAAGAATCTAAACTTAAACAACATCTCATTGAGAATTTACCTGAGCAAGATGCGTCAGGTGTGGCTGGCAAGTTATGCCGCATCTCGCTTGTGAACAAAGAAGTTCCTTATGCTAAGGATTGGTCTGAGATTTACAAGCACATCAAAGCAACTGGGCACTTCGATTTAATCGGACGTCGACTCAATCCATCAGCTGTAGCTGAGCGTTGGGAAAACGGAGAAGAAATTCCTGGTGTCGAAACTTATACAACGACAAGTGTATCAATCAACAAACTATAGTGGGTGATTATTATGGCTTCTAAAAAAGCAAAGAGCACAGCAGTAGCTAATTACGATGAACAACTTGCGGCGATGATGCAGCAAGAGGTGGAGACGGAAAAGTCTGTCAGCACTGGTGGGAAGTTCATCTCAACAAAAGGTGGTCAGTTATCCTATGATGGTAACGCGATGGCCAACAATGAAATGTATGTAGTCATTCTCGACCACATCTTTGAGAACGCATATTATGAAGGTCGCTTCGACCCTGAAAATCCTCAGCCGCCAACATGCTTCGCGTTTGGTCGCAATGAAAAGGATATGATTCCGCATGTGAACGTAACTGAAGCGGACCAAGCACAATGTGATAACTGCGCAGACTGCCCGTTAAATCAATGGGGTTCTGAAGGTAAGGGTAAAGCGTGTAAGAACGTTCGCCGCCTTGCATTGATTCCTGCTGGTCACGTAGACCGTAAGACTGACGAGCTCGAGTTATATGATGAGAACCACTTCTTAACGTCTGAAGTTGCTTACTTGAAACTCCCTGTGACGTCAACAAAAGGCTTCTCGACATACGTGAAACAAGTGGCTCAAGCGTACAGCAAACCGACTCTTGGTGTTATCACTCGCATCTTTACTACACCTGATGCTAAGACTCAGTACAAAGTAAACTTCGAAGCGATTGAAGAAGTTCCACAAGAACTACTTGGCGCATTGATGCAACGTCGCTCAGCGGTTGTTGAAGAAATCGACTTCCCGTACTCATTAGAACGCGAAGAACGCCAGGCTCCACAGCCCAAAGCTCGTGGCCGCCAAGCGCCAGGTGCTGCGAAACGCGGCAAATACTAGGAGGTTAACATGGGTGATACAGAAATTCTAAAAAGTTGGGATAATCTGAACACCTACCTTCGAGACGCTTCGGTCTCGGATTGCGAGAGACTTCTCAAGTCTGAGGCCAATGGCAAAAACCGTTTATCGTTCCTTCGCCGCGTTCACTCGCGGCTTAATAAGGTTCGTGCTGACAATGAGCGAGAAAAGCTAGAAGCAGGAGGTTGGAATGGCGAGAGTGAAGGTTCCTAAACCAGTAACAATCGACTTCGAGACGCATAAGATTATGCCTCGACCGCTCTATCCACCAATGCCGGTTGGTGTATCAATAAAATATCCCGGCAAGAAGGCGAAGTACTATGCCTTCGGACATTTAGAAGGAAACAATTGTACGTGGTCTGAAGCTGAGAAAGCCTTACGTGATGCGTACGACCACAGCGACGGTATCTTATTTCAAAATGGCAAGTTCGATTTAGACGTAGCAGAAACACATTTTGGTATTAAGATTCCAGAGTGGAATAAGATTCACGATACGATGTTCCTCATCTACCTACATAATCCACACGCGAAGGAGTTAGGTTTAAAACCTGCTGCTGAGGAATTATTAGGAATGCCACCTGAAGAACAGGAAGAGGTTGGTGAATGGTTACTATCAGAACAACCGATACCTGGAGTTAGAATCAATCGAGGCAAACAAGGTGACAACTACTTCGGAGCATATTATTCTTGGGCGCCTGGCGACATCGTCGGACGATACGCAGACGGCGACACAATCCGCACAGAAAAACTTTTTACATTGTTGTATAAAGAGATACTTGACCGCGGCATGGGTGAAGCCTACGACAGAGAAAGAAAGCTCGCGCTTATCCTTCTCGAAATGGAGCGACAAGGTTTAGCAGTGAACCTCAAGCAACTGCGCCATGACGTTGACATGTACACTGATTGGATGAGTAAGATTGAGTCTTGGGTTATCAAGACATTGAAAGCACCATCTGACTTGAATCTTAACTCAGGTCAACAGTTAGTCGGGGCAATGATTGATGCTGGCAAAGTTGATGAGTCTCTTATGCCACGCACCGCGACTGGTAAGATTGCAACGAACAAAGATGCATTGCTTGCTGGTGTGACTGATAAGAAACTGCTTGGTGTGTTAAACTACAGAGAACGATTGAAGACATGTCTTAATACGTTCATGAAACCTTGGCTTGAGACTGCTGAGTTATCTGGTGGTTTAATTTACACGATATGGAATCAGACAAGAACCCCTGACTCTGTTGGCACGCGTACTGGTCGTTTGAGTTCTACACCTAACTTCCAGAATATTCCTAAGGAATTCGCGCCAATCTTTGACCACGAGAAGCCAGGCACTAAGCTGCCTAAATCTCCGTTCAAAGATATACCACCGCTTCCTAAGGTGCGTTGTTATGTGGTTCCGTTTGAAGGTGACGTCTTAATTGACCGAGACTTCTCTCAGCAGGAAATCCGTATTCTCGCGCACTTCGACGGTGGTTCGATGATGCATGACTACCAAGCAGACCCATGGTTAGACTTCCACGACGTAGCGCGTGGCAAGCTTGCAGAGCAAGGATTATTCTACGAGCGCAAGCCAGTTAAGAATACCAACTTCGGTCTGATTTATGGTATGGGGGTTGGTAAACTCGCAGAGAAAAATGGGACAACTGTTGATGAGGCGAAAGACCTTAAGGCTGCAATCCTGAAACTCTATCCTGGTCTGAAAGAAATGTACTCAGACATGCGACTCCGCATGCAACAGGATTTACCAATCAGAACGTGGGGAGGCCGTGAGTATTATTGTGAGCCAGCTAAGATGGTGAATGGCAGACTCATGACATTCGACTACAAGATGGTGAACGTACTCGTACAAGGTTCTGCTGCAGACTGTACTAAGGAATCTATTATTAGATACCATGCGGCCAAGCACAAAGATGCTAAGATTATTCTGAACGTACATGACCAAATTACTGTGTCTGTGCCACCTAAACTAATGAAATCTGAGATGGAAGTTCTCCGCAAGGCTATGGAATCAGTCGAGTTCGACGTCCAAATCCTGAGCGAGGGCTCAGTATCAGATACAAACTGGGGAGACCTGAAAGATTATGACAAAAAAGGTAAAATCATCAAATAAAGAATTTACTCCTGGGCTATTTGAATTGCCGTTCATGAGAATTACGTATGGTTTATTCGCTAACCGTAGCAGCTTTGACAATATGCTGAAAGAGAACGACATCCCAGTATACAAGTTTGATACCGACGATATTACGTACGCGGCAACGATTCGTGGTTCCATTGATGTTGGTGACGGATTATCTCAACGATACGCGTTCATATATGCGGAAAATATGCTCAATGATGACAGTGCCAATGATGCTCAGAAGCTAAGCTACTTGGCCCACGAAGCTCATCATGTGGTCCACTATATGTTTGAATGTATGGGAGAAGATAAACCATCAGAGGAAGTATTTGCTTATACGCTTGGTAAGGTATGCAACAACTTATTCAGTGAATACTTCCTCTGGAAGGAGTTCCAACGTGGCTAAGATTACAAAAGAAAAATATCCAGGTCTTATCAAGGCATGGTCATTCAGTCGCTTAAGTGACTATCAGAAATGTCCTGCCATGGCGAAGTTCAAATACCTAGATAAGATTGTCAATCCTGATGACCAGAAGTCTGAAGCGTTGCAGCGTGGTGCTCGCATCCACGAACTCGCTGAAGGTTATTTGAAAGGAACAATCGCGCGACTACCAAAAGAGCTTAAGTCGTTTGAAGACGAGTTCAAGAAGTTGCGTAAGCAGTACAAGAAGAAAGTGTCTGGTATGACAGTCGAAGACCAGTGGGCGTTCACGCAAGACTGGCAAGAGACAGACTGGTTCGACATGGCGAACTGTTGGCTACGCATTAAGCTTGACTGTGCGCACCATGAAGACGATGAGACTCTTATCGTGACCGACTGGAAGACCGGTAAGTTCCGTGAGTCAATGAATGAACAATACGTGCAGCAGCTCGAGTTATACGCTCTCGCGTCGTTCTTATTATATGACCACATTCAAGTTGTGAAACCACGTCTTGTCTACATCGACCAGCAATTCGTTTACCCTGAGCCTGATAGTGGTGAGCTGGTGTTCACGCGAGACCAGGTTCCTGCTCTCACTAAGAAGTGGGAGAAGGCAGTTAAGCCAATGCTGTCTGACAAGGTATTCCGCCCGCGCCCTGGTGACCATTGTCGCTGGTGCTTCTATAAGAAATCAAATGCCGCTAAAGGAGGTGGCCAATGCAAATTCTAAATAATGTATTCAATGAAAGAACAATCAACATCATGATGGACATCGAAACAACTGGTGTGCGTCCAGGTTGCCGTGTCTTGTCAATCGGACTCGCAGTGTTCTATCTTGTGAACGGTGAAGGAACGATTGGGCGTACAACAACAATCTACCCAAGCTTGACAGACCAGGCTGGAATCGATGACCCAAGCACAATGGATTGGTGGTCAGTGCAATCTCCTGAAGCTCGTGGTGTTTTCGCGGATAACCACATCAATGGTGTGACAGTCGGCAAAGCATTTGAATTATTCAAGGAGTACATCCAGAATGTGGTTGACTGGCATAAGTCTTTGAACGATGGCGCTGAAAAAGTTAACGTGTGTATTTGGGGGAACGGCGCGACATTCGACAACTCAATCGTGCAGCGCATGTTCGAAGCGAAAGGTTATCCTGTTCCTTGGAATACATTCGGAGACCGTTGCTACCGCACGGCGTTCAACATGCTTGGTCGTCCATCACTCCCACGTGAAGGAGTGCATCATAATGCTCTTGATGACGCGATATATCAAGCTCAGTGTTTAGTTCACGCTATCAAAAATGCGAGCGAGTAAAGAATCGACTATCGAGCGTAACGCATGCAAGCGCGTGCTCATGGAATTAGGCATTCGCTCGTCTAAATTCGTAACACCAGGGGATGCCGGTTATCCAGACCGCATCTTCTGGATTCCTGGTGGGAAACCACTGTTCATAGAGTTCAAAGCACCTGGCGCTAAGCCGCGTCCTCTTCAAGTGTTCGTGCACGACATGCTCCGAGCGCTAGGCTACCAGGTGGAGGTATGTGATAATGAAGAAGATACAATTAAAATCGTCAAAGCCGCAGCGCTGGAAGCCACACGATTATCAGAAAAAAGCCGTAAAGTTTCTAAGAAGTAGACAGGCAGGTGGGTTGTTCTTGGAACCTGGTTTAGGTAAGACGTCGATTACACTCGAGGTCATTTCGCAGTATTTCAAAGAAGGACTTGTCAGCAAGGTTCTCATCATCGCTCCTTTGCGCGTGTGCTATAACGTGTGGCCGAACGAGATTAAGGACTGGGCGAACTTCAACCACCTACGCTGCTGCATCTTGCACGGTAAGGATAAAGATAAGCTGCTCGAGTCTGACGACTACGACATCTACCTTATCAATCCTGAAGGTTTGAAGTGGTTATTCGCGGCAGAAAAAGAAACTAAAAACTCATTCGGTGGCAAACGTAAACCTAAGATTGTGGTTGACCAGCGCCGTTGGAAGAGTTTTGGTTTCGATATGCTGGTCGTCGATGAGTTATCTAAATTCAAATCGTCTTCATCAGACCGATTCAAGATGATTAAGCCACTAATCCCTACGTTTAAGTTCCGTTATGGGTTGACAGGTTCTCCTGCAGCAAACGGTCTCATCAACTTATTCGGTCAAATGTACATCATCGATAATGGTCTCACATTCGGTCAATACATTACGAACTTCCGCAATGCTTACTTTGAATCAGACTATCTTGGTTTCACCTATACAATCAGGCCTGGCGCTGAGCAGGAAATCTACGATGCAATCAAGCCATTCGTACTCAGTATGAAGGCAACAGATTATCTCGACATGCCTGCGTACATTGAATCCAATATTTACGTTGAGTTAGATGCCAAGGCGAAGAAAGTGTACACCGCACTCGAGAATGACCTCATCACTAAGCTCAATGATAATGTCGTGACGGCAGCTACAGCAGGCGCCGCGTCAATCAAATGCAGACAGGTAGCAAACGGTGCTGTGTATGTCGACCAAGAGATTGAAGCATTAGTTAAGACTGCTGATAAGGAATGGGTGACAGTGCATGATGAGAAGATTGAAGCGTTACAAGACCTCATTGAGGAATTGCAAGGCCAACCATTGCTCGTCGCGTATGAGTTTGCACACGACCTTGAGCGTCTGAAGAAAGCACTTGGTAAAGATGTTCCGCACATCGGCACTGGTGTTTCGATGAAGGAAACTCAGCGCATAGTTGATGCATTTAATAAGGGCAAAATTCCCGTGCTGCTAGGCCACCCTGCCTCCATGGGCCATGGGCTTAACATGCAAGACGCGTGCAACCACGTGTGCTGGTTTAGCATTACATGGGACTATGAGTTGTACGACCAGTTCGTGCGTCGTGTATACCGTCAAGGTAACAACAACGATAAAGTGTTCATCTACCGCATCGTTGCGAAGGACACAATTGACAACGCAATCGTAGGTATGCTATCTAATAAGACCGCAACTCAGAACGCTTTATTCAAAGCATTAGAGGTGATTAAAAAATCTAAGAAAAAATCATAAATACCTATTTACAAGTCAGAATATCTGGGGTATAATCGCCCCAGATATTCAAACAGAACAGGTGACAACATGAAAATCTCTACCTATTACGACCGTCAACGCAGAACTTGTATAGTCGTTGCGTCTGACAAGTCAAACGTAAGTCTCGTGAAGTTAGATACATCAGCGGGACTACGCATCTCACTCATGCCAGTGAACTTATTTGAGGACACGTACTCAGAGGTGGCTGGCTACCCTATCCATAAAGCAATTGAACAATACTCAGAGTTTGCACGTTATTGCGGAGCCACGCAGGACGTGATGAATGCATTCAATGGCATCCTAGATTCTGAGGAGAAGAACGGTGTTGACGTGAAACTCACTCGTCTAAAACTCCAACAAGTTAAATTGCTAGATGGCAAAGCGGCTAAGACGCAAAGCGATGCGTCAGCTGACGACACTCCACCTTGGAACGATGATGAACCAAGCGTGGATAATCCTAAACCAACTAAGAAAGGTAAAACTGCAATGGCAAGACAACCTAAAACCGCGGTCAAAGTACCAAGCAGCTCGGCGACTACGAACACTGGTTCAATTAAACAACCACGCCGCACAGCAGCATCTGCATTTAAAGATTTAATTCTAACTGGTCAGTATAGCGACGATGAAATCTTCGCGACTGTGCAGAAGGAATTCGGACTCGACGACAGCAAGCGCAGTTATGTTGCGTACTATCGCCGTGAATTAAAAAACAAAGGCCTATTATAGGAGAACTAAGATGGCAGTAAAAACTCGTGAAGTCAGCCGCGATGAGCGCGATTACGACACAACACAACTACACATGGCAGGCCATGGGCGCACACTGCACCGTGACTATTCAGCACACTTCTTCCGCTGGTCATTCGCACGTCGATTCATCACACGCGAAGACGACGTGTTGGAAGTAGGATGTGGTGAAGAAAAACCGTTATCAAAAATCTTAACTGGTGGCACAGCGCCATGTGTGAAAAATTATGTTGGTGTTGACCTTAATAAACTCAAACCATCTAATGCAAAACGATTAACATTCCATGGCGAATTCAATTTCGTTGAGCGTTACAAAGAATTACTTAAAGAGCATGGTGGTGTAGGTTTCGATGTACTAGTACATTTTGAAGTGATTGAACACATCAATGTCGAGCTCGGTAAGAAATTCCTTAAAGCTGCATACGAATGCCTTAAACCAGGTGGTGTTATGCTGATGAGTACTCCGTGCTATGACGGTGTGCGCCACGCAGCGAACCACATCCATGAGTACACGGTTCCTGAATTACAGGCAGCTGTAGAAAAAGCAGGTTTCGAAGTTGAAAAACGCTTTGGTACTTTCATGGACATCAAGCATATTGGTAAAGTGGCTCCGGACTTCGACCCATCATTACAAGATGCGGTGAAGAAATTACGCTCAGCACTTGGTGAATACTATGACAACGACGCAATGTCTTGTTTCTTTGCACCATTATACTGCGACCATTCTCGCAATAACTTGTGGGTATGCCGTAAGCCATTAACCGCTAAGAAAGGTAAGAAATAATGAGTATGATTAGATTCCACCGATTAGACAACGGCAATGTGTTCTTCCTTGCCCATAATCAAATCGAATCTATTGCATTCATCACAGACGATGACGGTGAGAAAGGTATCGCCGTCATGGTCGGTGGTCGATACTTCAAGGTGCGAGAAGATTTAGACTACCTACTATGGGAATTGCGCTTGGCTGCTATGCCAAGTTGGTTAAGAAAATTTTATAGATGGTTACGTAAATGATTAAATTTGTTAAACTCACGCTCGTGCACAACGAGCAACCAATCTATTTCAACGTTGCGAGCATCGAATCATTTCGCGCGCACGTGACAGATGATAAAGAAGACGGGGCATACCTATCAACCACATCAATGCGTGGTGATGATGTACCTATTATTGTGAAAGAGACATGTGAGCGTATCTACCACATGTTATACTGGGAGGAAATTGGCGATGATGGAAAGAGCGAATAAACAATATGCGGCATTCATGATGTCGTTGCGTGAGGCATGTGAGCAGGAAGCTGCTGAGGGAAACCCACTACGCGCTGAGCAGTACGCGGCTTATGGTGATATGCCACAGGATTTAATGGACAAACTAGTTAATGGTATCGTCGATAAGATGAGCAATTACTCAGATGTCCGTGCATTCCAAACTAAATTCGGTCAATTAGTTGGTGACCACCCACGCCACTTAACTCGTCGTAAACTCAACGAGCGTATTGCACAGATGCAAGAAGAATTAGATGAGTTCACGAACGCAGTAGACAACGATGACATCGCAGAGCAGGCAGATGCATTAGTTGACCTGGTGTACTTTGCGCTAGGCACCGCGGCTCACATGGGTCTACCATGGCAAGCGCTATGGGACGACGTCCAACGCGCTAACATGAGCAAGGTGCCAGGCGTTAAGCCTGAGCGTGGTTTCCTAGTTGACTGTATCAAGCCTGAGGGTTGGGAAGGTCCTAAGACTATGGACATCCTATTGAACCACGGGTATATTCCGCCATCTAGTGAAGATGACTATGTAGACGACGAAATCCATAAGGAGAAAAAAGATGCTTAATGCAGTTCCATCCACATGCACTATTACTATTTTCGAAGGACCTGATGGTGCAGGTAAATCAACAGCCGCAGAAGAATACGCGAAACGCACTGGCGCATTGTATATCCACTTCGATGCATTGTATGGTGTGAAGAATATCCACAAGTATTTCATGGAAGCGATGGCGCCGGCTCTTCTAGGTTATCAGTCAGTTGTGCTCGACCGTTGCTGGCACTCAGGTCCAATCTATGACCTCGTGTTCCGCAACCTTGAAGAGCATGAGCAACGTCAGACTCAGGAAATCTGTACGCTACTAGACCGCGCGGCGTCATTCTGTCGTGGCATCTATGTGCGTTGCCGCCCTGATGTTGAAGTGTGTATCAGTAACTGGAAGTCTCGCTTAGGAGATGAGCTAGTTAAATCAGAACAGAAGATGCGAGCTATCCATGAATTGTATGGTGACAACGACCGCAATATCATGCTTCCGATTGTGGAATATGATTACACAGAAGAGCCAACGACGTCCGCCTATAAGGACTCAATTGAGTGGCTAGGTAATAAAATTGCGGAGGAACGCGCAGACGTATATAATAAGCGTCAACCACGCGTGTACGTTGTCGTGTCATCATCAATGGAAAAGACCGACGTCGATACAATGCTCGATGTTCCTGGTGTTCGCTTCCATCCTAATTCAAATGAGTTCAAGTTAGCTCAGGACTTAGGACCTTACTCCGTGTTTGATGATGACCCGGTTCCTGAAGAACTGATAACATATTTACCAGTGAATGGCAACTTCAAACACTTCTTCAAAACATTTGGTAAGCAGGCACCGCGTCAATATCTTGTCGCGATTGGTGAAAAAGCAAACGAAGCAGTGCGTGCGTTCGTCAATAGCATTACTCCTGAAGATGCCGCTGTTATGCCTAATATCGACGTCGCATACTTGTTAGATACTCTTGCTGATTCTGTGATGCGCGGCAAACGTAACATGCCGTCTATGCCAGACATGATTACAAGCAAGTGGTATGACTTGGTGAAGAACACAAGCGAGAGTCAGAACAATCATGACGGCGCACCGAAATGCAAGACTGTTGTACTAACAGAAGACGAAGTCGCTGGGTTATCAGCAGAAGAATTCGTTAAATACGTGGTAGGTAAATTAAATGGATAACATAATTCACAACGCTAACTTTGAATGGTTATCTGAACTGTCTTGGGCATTTAATAAAGGTAATGACGTCACACCACGCGGTCAGCTAACCAAGGAAGTGTTACAACAGACATCGATAGTTAACATGCGCAGACCAGTTATTACTTTGCCTGAACGCAAGCTCAGCACCAAGTTCCTAGGTGGCGAAGCATACTGGATTCTGTCTGGTGATAACAGAGTGGAAACGATTGCTCCGTACAACAAGAACATCGTTAATTACAGCGATGATGGTGTGACGTTCTTCGGTGCGTACGGTCCCCGTATCTTATCTCAGTTAGATTATGTCATCGATAAGTTGAAGAGCGATGCGGATACTCGCCAGGCAGTCCTAACAATCTGGCGTGAGAATCCGCCTGAGACTAAGGACGTGCCTTGCACAGTCGCTGTGCACTTCATGATTCGTGACCACAAGCTGAATTGTCACGTATACATGCGCAGCAATGACTTATGGTTAGGCTTCCCGTATGATGTCTTCAACTTCTCTATGTTGTCTCATCTTGTGTGTTGCCGGTTGAATGCATCAGCAGCTACAAATGGCGATGTTGTCAGACCTGGCATGTTATACCACACAGCGTCGTCGCGCCATATCTACGAGCAACACTTCGAGCAGGTTGAGCAGTTAATTAATCAGTATAATCTTGCTGATATGTCAATGGAAGAGCTGAAGTCACTCGAGACAGCGGAGACTCCACCAGCCATGTATCTCAGTGAGGTGCATCTGATGCATGTCCTTGATTCACTTCGCAAAGACGGTAAGTCTAGCGAATTTAAATGGTGGTAATATGAGAATTAGCAGAGACCAATGGGCCATTGAATTAGTGAGAGTCACTGCGCAACGTGCGACGTGTAAGCGCCGCGCTGTTGGGTGCGTCTTAACTAATGCGCGTGGTCATGTATTATCAACTGGCTATAATGGTGTGGCTGCAGGTCAACATCATTGCAATGAGGAAGTACGAGGCACTTTCCCATACGCGTGCAAAGGAGCCGGGCTGCCAAGCGGCACGGGTCTTGATTGCTGCCAGGCTATCCATGCCGAGCAGAATGCACTGCTGCAATGTCGCGACGTGTACAACATCGACACGGCTTATGTCTCTGCTTCTCCTTGTATGACATGCGCCAAGCTCTTAATGAACACGTCATGCAGACGCGTGGTGTTCATTGAGGAATATCCAGGTTCTGACGACGTCAAAGAGATGTGGACGAAGTCAGGAAGAGTATGGGAGCAATATCATGTTGAATGATGCAAATATAGGCGTAGTTTTCCTTATAATGATTGCGCTGGTTTTTATAATGTTAGAGTTCTGATAGGAGGAACAAATGGAAGAACAATTAGGATTTCATAATCCAACGTTAGGTGAGCGTCTTATTGGCGTAGAGTACGATTCAAAAGATGACTCAGAAGTGGCAGGCATTAAGCGTTACTTCGCCAAGGTAATTGATGGTCTTGAGCATGAGCGCGTGATGTCGAACTCAGCAGGCACCCTCAATAGCATTAAAGAGGACCTCATTAAAGAGGCCATGATGCGCGTCGCTGACGCTCAGATGTGGGTAGTTAAGGCTCATACACACGGGAAATAAAACTATGGGATTTACATTTGACCAAGCTCTTAAAGAGCTTAAAGCTGGTGCTAAAATAGCACGTGAAGGCTGGAACGGCAAAGGCATGTACTTATTCATCGTGAGTGGCAGAGCAGTTGAAGACGCAGTCGATGAATTCTATGGTGCCGGCTGGGGTGGAAAACCAACACGTGTACGAGACGCAATCTACATGTACACGGCGCAAGGCGACTTAGTTCCTTGGGTTGCTAGTCAGTCTGATTTATTAGAGAATGACTGGACGCTTGCTAAGTAACTTCGTGAGTACAGTGTCAGGACTTGTCATGTTCTTAGTGTTCGCATGGTTGATTGCGTGGCTTATTTCGGTAGGTCTAACCGTCGCGGTGACGATGATAGTCAAGACATTGTTCGGATAATAAAAGCCCAGCTTAGTGCTGGGCTTCTTTGTTTATGCCTCATTAGTGCTTAGCTTACCGTCGCTCTGTAGCAGCGGCAGGTCATATCGTTCAAGCGCTGGCCATGACCGTGTACCATCTGCTTGTGATGGCCACACATACGCGATGACCCGCGTTCTGCTAAAAGGTTTGATGTTCACAGCATCCCCTTGATTACCGCCTAATATCATGAGATTCCCAAACTTGTCCTTTCCAACAACGAATCCGACGTGACCACCTCCTGCTCTATCGAACACAGCAAGACAACCATACGCTGGGCTAGTTAGTGTAGTGCCTGCATCTGCCCATGCCTTAGCACGATACCATGCGCTTGGCACTTGGCGCCCTGCGGCTCTGATGCAGTGACCAACGAATGTTCCACACCATGGAGTCTCGTCGTCTCGCCACCAGGCTTTCAGTCCAACTAACCAATTGATGATTGTAGGATTATGTTGTTTTCCAGGTAATTCCTTCAGGTTTAAATATTTACGTGCCTCAGCAACCCAAGGCAACTCAGTTTGTTTTGTCATTCTGCTTTTCTCCCGAGATGACTTTAATCAATCTTACCAATAATGTGTCAGGTATCACGTCGCCTCCCCACGCAGCTACTCCAACAATCGCCACTTGCAACCAGTTATCAACCTCATAAGATTCAGTGATTGCAAACGCAATGATTCCCACAACAGCCCCGAGAAAGCAGCGGCCCAGAATAATAGCAGTTAAACTACTGTTACCATCTGGGTTACGCTGCCCCTTTATTGCCGACCAAGATGCGCTTACTAATACCGCAAAAATGATATTGATGACTAGGTCAATTCCAGCAGGGCTCATTAAGTTCTCTGCTAATGACACCTGCTGCGCATTAGCCATTGTAGCAATGAACAGTAAATAAACCACTACTATGAAATTGAACTTTTTCATCTTAACCTCTTCTCTTGTACCGAGCTTTTTCTAATTTCTTGGAATTATCGATGTACCAATCAACCATTAGAACATAGATGAATATCACTGAGTGCACCACGTGCAAGAACACAATTCCTGTTAGCACAGAACCTTTAGAAAATACAAGGTCTGCCGCGAAGAACAGGTTGCACGCAGCAACAAACGTCAGGAAGATAGGCCTTACAGAATCAGCTCGTACACACGCACGATGTAGTCGGTAGCCATTCACGCTAGCCAACTCAATCATGTGGAATACTGCGTCGACCAGCAGCCATGCCCCTCCTATGATTACACCTAATGACATAATGACTTGGGTTCCATCAAGGCCTCCCATCTCATATTGGCCATGCATGCCAACAATTGCTACAGCAATGGTTAATACCGCAATGATAGCACGTTGCGATGGCCAGTGATATTTACTGTAGTTAGTGAGAACCATAATTCCTCCTAGCAACCACAAGGGTCTACTTCTTTGAGCTTCTCTTGACACTTGAATTTAGCATCACAGATGGTCTCTTCGATTCCCATCTTAGTCGCTTCCCATTTAACACAAGTGCCAGGCGGCAAGGCCATTGCCTCCGTGCCACCTTGCGCTCGTTCGATTTTGATTTCGTTACCGAACGTCGTTGCCTTCACAATCTCTGTGCCGGTTCCGTCTGACATCACAAGGTAAGTGTGACCACTACCAAGCTTAGTCGCCAGGCTCTGAGCATCAGCGATTGGGAGCAACCCAGCATCTTTGCTGAGTCGCTCCTGCAATTTCGTTTTGTAACCGTTGAGCCATACGTAACTCATACTAACAACCCTCGCATTCAGATGATTCAAAATAATCTGATGAGTGTCCTGACATTGTACATGTGCACGTGTCGAGATGGACAGCCACACAGATTGGCTTACAGCCTGGAGCTCTGATGATACCCTGATAACGACCGCCTGGCGAGCGATGCAATGTGTCGTCCCAGCGGAACGTCACCTCAGACTCAGATACTTCCAATGCTGGGTAAGTCATGATGGCAGAACCACCACCCTTACGCTTCAATTCAATCGTGACATCATCAGGTTTAACATCAATGCCACAATTGAGTTGAATTTTGAAGGTGGTCTTCATGGCCACCTGACTTCCTTTACGGATAAAAACTGGTCTCATTATTTACCTCTCTTAGTGTTTAGACCTTCCATCTTACGCCACTCGTGCAAGTACTTAGCTTGCACCTTCTCAGTACGCTTAGCGAAAGCATTCACCTGTTTTTGGTAAGCCTCATCAGGCATTCCTTTCGCGTGGCGCTTAGTGACCTTAGCTTTCTGCTGGTTGATAACACGTGACTCACGGTCTGCGCGCTCGAACCAGTTAATCTGCTTACGTTTCTCAGGCGTTAACCAACCGCCTAGCTGGCCACGCTCTTTGCGTGAGTCATATTCGTTCTTGAGTTTCTGCGCTTTATCGAACGCCTCATAGTAACGTTGCTGGATAGCGTACTCGTTGCCTGGCCCATAGAGCGAGTTAACGAATGGAACGTATTCCTCTTTACCGAGACGTGCACGGTTAGGGTTCTCAATCGCAATCTTAGTGATGTCACGCAAAGGACCCAGCATGCCTGAGTAGCCGTCCCATAGTGCTTTAACCTGCTCAGCGTGCATGTCAACACCTGTTACACGTTGGATAGCAATAGCGAATTCCTTCCACTCAGGAGCTGTTGTCGACTTAGCCTGCTCGGCGCGTAGCTTACCTTTGTCCACGTATTGTGGTGTGAGCTTCGCGCCGAATGGTGTGCGGTCCAGTACAATCTGCATGAACGGTTGCAGGATAGAAGGAGTTGCCGTCATAGCAAGTTTGGCACCTGGGTTCTCATCGACAGGAATATCTGCAGGAGCCACAGGAACCACAACCTTAGACCAGTGAGCCGCCATGTTGGCTGCTGCACTAGACCACTCAATGTCTCCGTGCGCAGCGCGTGACGTGTTCGTCGCCATGTTCCACATCAGCTGCGGTAGACCGAAACCAACTGGAATCTTGAAGTACTTACCAGGGTCCATAGGATTAGGAATCGGAATGTAACGTGTGATGTCACCCATCTGGTCGACACGGTTACCTGCCTCGTTGTCGTCTTGACCAGACACTGCACGAATCACCTCATACATACCAAGCATGGTCGCATAGTACGTGGCCGCCATGACTGCACCTTTCTTGGTGCTGAGCTGCTTAGCTAAGTTAACGAAACCTGTTGCAGTTGGTTGCGCGAACATGAACAACGCTTTGACAGGTCTCATGTATAATCCAGTCTTACGGAAGTTCATTGTGTCGAGTGTTACTGCAGCGGCATCTCGTTTAGACACACCAGCTTCTAATAGTGACTCATACGCAGCAAGCGGAGGAACCAAGTCGAATGCACGGTTATACGCTTCAGTGAAATGCACAACACCATCGATTGTCTGTTTATCCCAACGACCTTCTCGTTGAATACGCTTAATCAGGTCTTTCTCAGTGCGTGATAGGAACGAACCAATTGTACTGATACCACCTGCTTCCATAAGGTCTTTGAGATTCTGAGAGCGTTGCGTCTTACCATCAGGTGTTCTCCAGAACACTGTATCTCTGAATGCCATTGGGTCCGACATCTTAACTAGCATGCGGTTCGCGACAGCATCCATATCGACCTTGTTACCATTCGCGTCGTACACTGTACGAGTACGCAACACGGTGCTTCGTTCCCAGGCGTCTCGCGCGAAGTTGATTGGTGCGAACGCTGGGTAGAATTGAGTCACAGCTCTTGCGAATAGTCTTGTAGGTGCCTCAACTGCCTTGAGAATCCATGGTACACTCTCGCGTTGGTTATGCATCAGAGCATCCATTGCTTTCTTAGGAAGTTTGTATGCATAGTTGTCGCCGTTCTCAGAAATCATAAGCACCGCGTCTGATGTACGTTGCATGGTTACTTTAGAACGTTCGATTCCCATTGTGCTCTCAAGCTCAGCCGCAGCTTCTGCTTCAGTCTTACCTTGTGCTAACAATGCATTATATCGTGATTTGTATATATCGCGAATACCATTCTTGAACTTGCTATAGCCGAAGTAACCAATCGACCGAGCCACTGAGCGCCAGGTTGCATCGATACCATCTTCAGCCATGGAGTCCTTACGACCTTTCGCTTGTTTCTGACCACGCTGGTTCACTGACTGACCGCCAGTACTGATGACATCGTCGATGTCTGCATCAGCTCGAGGGTCCCCTGTGAGCGGCACATAGTATGGGTTTGCCTTGTACTCATTATAAGCCTGTTGACCGATGCGACCTGATGCGAGGTCTAGGTCTAGGCGTGCTGCCTGCATGTCGTAGATATGCTGGGCCGCTTCCTCGATGTCTGCCTTAGGAACTAGGTTCTCAAGGCCTTGCATTACTGCTTGAGCTTTGGCGTTATTGTAACCACCAGCTACACCGACCTCGAAGCTCGTAGCTGCAGGGTCTGGATTAAACACATCAGCCTGGCGCTTAGCGAGTTGGCGTCGTGCCTTCATCATCTTATCGTAGTTAGACTGCGTAGGATTCTGATTGTACTCGTTAGACGCTGCCTGATATGCATCACGGTCCTGACGGATGAAGTCTTGGTTCTTGATGAGAGCATAACGCGCTGACATCCAGAAACCGACTGCGCGCTTGGCGTCGATGTATTCCATGTTATTCGCCTTAGCGATGTCATGGATTTTCTTGAACAATGGCGCCATGTACTTGTGTTCGAACTCAGAAGACTTATTAGCACGGGCTCCATCTGACAAGTATAAATCGCCAATCAATGTCTGCTCGGAGTTCTTATCAAGACCTAGATTTTCGATGTACTCTTTCATAGGGACTAAGTCATCTGAGATGCGGCGCTCGATTGCACGACCGAATTTCGTCATCATCTCTCCCCACGTCTTAGCACCTGTTCCAAAGATACCACCGTCAGGAACAACTGATTTACCGGTGCGCGCGAAGTCCAATACATCTTGGTTATTAGAAGAAGTGTTACGTAGGAATAAGTCTGATTCAGACTCATCATCTAAGTCCTTACCAGTTTCTTCTTTATACTTGCGTCTGTTCTCTTCCAAGCGAGCTTGGTACTCAGTGTTAACCTCAGTGCCACCAGTGAACTCACCAGCACCTAACTCATTAAGTAGTAGATTGTACTGAGCGTTCTTGTCTGTGCGGCTGATTCCCTCAGCTTTGTACATCTCATCAACAGAGTTATAGCCTTTGCCGCGCGCGATGTCTGACATAACCTCAGGGTCTACGTTGAACACGTCGCGCTGGTTGAGTGTGCCGAGCGAATCAACGTATGCGCGGACCTGAGCATCTGTTACAGGTTTATTTCCGTTCATAATATCCAAGACTGTTTTGAATGCTCTGCGCATTGCGTCATACGCCTTGATGATTATGTTGTTCGCTTTACGTTTGAGCTCAACCGGGATGTCGTTGATGTCAACATCGTAGCGGTCTGCGAACACTTTCCAGTTTCCACTACGCACGGACGCATTCATGTCAACGATGATTTCTTCTACGTATAGGTAAGGTTTACTCGCATAGTGTGCAGAGTCCTCATTCACTTCCTGATAAGCCTTGCTGATTTTCGATTCAAGCAATTTACTAATGAACGGATTGGAACGTAGGCGCTCGGTCAGATTGATGTAGTTCTCTAGACCGATTGTATTGCGGAGTACGTGACTTTGCTTGTGGCCTAGCTCATGGATAATGTTACTCGCGAGCGTCGCGACGTCGTGCTCTAAAGAACGAATGTGAACTTGGCTATTGCTCGGGTCATACCATGCTGCGTTGTCCACGTCCTTATCGAAACCTGGAGCTCTTAAGTAGATGCGTTTGCGAGCTTCACTGGATATTCCCATGCGGTTCGCGATGTTGTCTACTAAACGAGTTGACACATCATACCAACGTTTCTGGCTCTCAGGATTAAGTAGGATAGCCCATCCACCTGTGTTCGGTAAATCTGATAAATCAGCTTTGCCGCTCTCGATGTCTGACATAATCTTCTCTACTTTGACAATCTGCTTGTCGTAGTATTTACCGATTACTTTCTCAACTAACTTAGCTCTCCAACCCTGCGGACGCGGCTTGAATTTGTTAATGCTGTATGATACATCTTTCTGAACACGACCTGCCTTGCTCACTGATAGGTTGGTTCCCATCGTCGTGCCTGTCTTAGAAGGAACATACGAGATATTGCCATTGTCTTCAAATGCGACGCCATCATAACCTTGCTCACCCGCCCACTTAGCAAGCGCCAAGCGCTTAGTGCGAGGAAGATTACTACCTAACCATGGGTAGACATTGTCTGCTCGAATGTAAGCACCATGCACTCGCCCGTCAATTTGTGACGCTAAGCGCTGAGCACTTTGTACGTCGGTTGTAAATTCAGGAGCATTGTTCGTTGTCGCGAGCTTACCATCAGCATTCACAACCATAGGTTCTGATGAGAACTTTTTAGAACCAATAGGAGCCGTGGTTGCCATGACAACTAATTCGTCGTCTGCTGGGAAGTGTCTTGCTACTGCTCTCTTGAATGCTTCTGCTTTTTCTGGTGCATTGAATGTAACTTCACTATCACCAGCGAAGATATCAGGTAGTCCTGCCTCAGTAACTTCGTCAATGTTCTCTGTTAGATTCTCAGCGAAGTTCTCATTGACATTGAAACCGTGGTCACGGACTTTCCAATAGTCGCTATCGAAGTCCATGTTGCTTTCAAGCTCTGAGTGCTTAGCGCCAAGCTCGGTTAATTGTTTTGATACAGGTTGCGTAGTCTCAGGTTCGACTGTAGGCTCTGGTTCAACCGTAGGTTCCGGTTCAACTGTAGATTCTGATTCAACTGTAGGTTCAACAGTAGGTT